CCCCGGATTTGAGGTATCCGCCGATCGAGAGACCGTCGAGAGTGCCGTGTTTCAAGGCCGCGTAGACGTCCTCGGATTGTGACAATTCAGGGGTCAGTTCACCTGTGACGAACAGACCGACGGCGTCCTCTTTCGCGACTGTCCATTTGCCGATCGGCATCGTCCATTCGTGATTGAAAAACATCTTCGGGAGGGCCTTTTTCAAGGTGTCCGCGAATGCGCCCTGGAGGATGGTGTCGCCATACGAGTCGACGCCGCCCCACTTCGAGGCGTACCCGCTGAAAATACCGCGGGAGTCCTCGACGTCGAGTTGAACGTCAGACAGTGAGAGGGTCTTGCGGACTAGCATTGCTCGCCCCTGTGTTTTGCCCGAGCATTTGCAAGGGCGTAAGGTTAAGCTGTACCGTCAAATCGTTGGCCCCCACCATAGGCGGGAGGTTTTCGAGTTGTCGGCATTCATTGCGGGTCATGATCCCGTTTTGTACGTTCTTGCTGTAGAGTTCGGCGCGCTGCACGGGGGACCCGCGGAGCAACGCGTCCAGCGCAAACTCTGCGGTCATGGTTGACCGTTGGCGCGCGGACATAACCCTTTTTCTCACGGCCTGTTCAATGTTAACTAGCATGGGCCGGACCGTCAGTTTGTAGAAACCGTCGACGATCTGCTCGATCCCGGATCCCCACGCGGTCACGTTGCTGTGGTGGATCATCACGGGCGGGACGTCGAACCACCGACAGATTTCCTCAACCGTGAATTTTCGCGTTTCGAGCAATTGCTGGTCCTGCGGACTCAGCGACAGTTGCTCGTATTTCATGTTCGCTTCGAGGACGTACAAACGACTCGAATTTCCCTCGGACATACCCGCGAAACTGTTTTGAATCGCGATCCTTTGCTCTTTCGAGAGGACTTTGTCGATCATCAAAACGCCCGTCGGTTTTCCGCCCGAACCAAAAACCTTACCCGCTGCGCCCTGCGCCTTGCTAGCCTCGTCGGTCGTGGCCCTCATAAACTCCAATTTTTGCAGTCCGACCGTGCCATTTCCGAGGTTTTTTAAGTGCAAAACGTTGGCCGCGTCGATGATTGCTACGTCCGACCCGAGGGTGTACTGGTAAACCATCGCCCCATCAGGCAAAACCAACGTCTCGACCTGGTCGGCGGCCATGGGCCACACCGACACGGCATCGCCTCGGCCGTCGCGGTCGATCCGCGCGTAAGCGTTACCCCGTAAGTCGTGATTCAGAATCATCGCCCGCCAGAACTCGAACGGGGTCATCCGGGCGTTTGGAGACTCATGCAAAAGCTGGTAAAGCCTAGAATTTCTGGCGAGTTGCTTTTCTCCAGCCACGGTTTCGTAGGCGAAGAACGGCAAACTGGCGATTGTGGTCGCGCGCCGGTCGATACACGCCCAAACTGTGCTGATTTGTAGGGCCGAATCGGGGCCAATATTGCCAGAATCAGACACCAACGCCACCGACGGGACCGCGTTTTGCCACCCCTGCCGGTCGCCGATTGCGCCACCGAACCCGAACCACTGTTTAAAAGAGTTAAACACGGTCAGAGGCGAATGGGTGAGTTAATGAAATCATCTATGTTGTCCTGAGTTTCGGTGCTTGCTGCAACACCGAGCGCCATCGCTAGGGCGACCGCGCCGTCGATCCGTCCGGTCGACTTTTGCTTGTTCAATTTGCGATTGCCGCTGGCATCGCGTTCGACCCGTGTGTTTGCCATGCACATAGTCAACACCGGGTCGCCGCCGTGACTAATCTGTTCGTTAAGTAGCAACGACTCGACCGTATCAAGTGCAGGACTCATGCTCTGGAAACCTTGACCGAACGGGATCAGCGGGAGATCCGCCCCGATCTCGTCGAGTTCTTTTTTCAGAATGTCAAACCGCCAACGGTCAAAAGCGACCGCTTGGACGTCCATATCCGCCAGTGCGTCGGCGATCTCTCGCGCCAGCATTTCGTAATCCAGCGACGCGCCCGGGAGTGTGCGGATTAGACCTTGATCGGCCCACACGTCGTAGGGTGCGCGGTCACGTTTCGCGCGATCGCGCAATCCCTTTTCCGGGGTCCAGAATGTCGCCCGAATGTTCCACCGTCCGCCCGCATAGGCCGCGATCACCATCGCCGTTAAGTCGGTTTTGGCCGACAAGTCCAACCCGACATACACCGGGCCAGAATAAAACGCTGAATCGTCAACTTCCTGCGAATTCAGGATCCAAATGTCCTTACTGATGAACGGCGCGGCCATTTCGACCCGCTGATTCAGTACCAAATTGCGGAAAGTCGGGGCCGAACTCGGCATTCTTTCCGCCCGTTCGGCCTGTTCTTTGACGTCGGCCAGTGAACGGAACTTCCCGAGGGCCGGGTTTGCCGCCTTCCACGCGGCCCGATCCATCAATTTACAGTCCTTCGGGGCCTCGTAAACATGGCAAACGATCCTTTTATCCTTGCTAGAACGCGCGTCGTCGAGCCAAATCGACAGTAAATCGTTGTCGTTCGGTGCCTGAGTCGAGATCACCAACAACAAAGGGTTGTCGTGCGCCCCCTGAGAGGTCACGATCGCGTCTATAAAGTCCGACTGTGGTCCGCGTACTTGCCCGACCTCGTCGAGTATGGCGAGGACCGGACTCAAACCGTGGGCCGTTTTACCCTCGGCGCTGATCGCGCGAAACTCGGTGTTGCGCGGTAGGCCGATCAGTTTCTTTGCGCTCGGAACCTCGCGTACGATCCCCCGGAGTTCGGGAGACTGTGCGACGATCTTGCTTGCAAGGTCGTAAACAATCGCAGCCTGCTCCCGACTGAGCGCACCGCTGATGATCTGTGCATTGCGCTTGGCCTCTGGCCCAACCAAGTGCACCAGCACCAGGCAGGCAATCAGCGCCGTCTTGCCGTTCTTGCGGCCAATGCAGAGGTATGCCCTGCGCGTCCCGGTTGCGTTGTCGTACACATCGCAAATGAATTTCTTTTGAAACGGCTCCAGCTTGATCGCGACACCTACTTTCGCGCCGCTTGGCGTTTTGCAGTAACGCTCAATGAAGGCGATCACACGCCCCCCTCGGGTTAGCGGCTTTGCCATCAGGCGGGTTCTGCTATGTGGAGCGCACGGATCGGAGTTACACCGTCCAGCGCCGGGGGGTGCCCGGCGTCCTGTTCTTTCATGCGCGTAATCTTTTCGCCCCGGTACATTGAAGCGCCCATTTCCTCTATCTTGCTAAATGGCAGGATTGGATAGGCTAGGCGCTCGCGTGCAGCGGGGTTTATAAAATATACATACCGGAGTTGGTAACCCGGCAGGGCCACCGCGCCGTTTTCCTTTGCGATTGCGCTGCCAAATTTTCCACCAGCGCCCGTGTGGTTCGGGCTGTCCAGTGTTGTTCGGGCCATTACAGACCCATCCGGCATTTTTAACATCTGCGTGTTTTTCTTAATGCCAGTCAGTACAAACCCGCTGGCCCGGTAGATCGTGCCATCCCCGCACTGTGTCGCATCCGAAAAGGAAACAATCCACTCAATATGCGGGTAATGTTTGCGAATCATGCGAAACGCAACGCCAAGCGCTCGGCTTTCACTGTTTCGCGGCAGGCGATCTGAGAAGGCCATGCGGTTCAATTCCAAAAAACAATTCCAGCTAGTGCCGGGCACCAACCCCAGCATCTTCCGCTTATCCATTGATGGGCCGAACTGCATCGCACCCTCTAGGCGGTCATCCAGAAAGACACCCAAATGAAGCTGGCTGTTCTTCGTAACTTTGCCGCTGTAATGAATGCGGCGCACCAATTCGGCGGCATCCTTCGCGCTGATCGGCTTAACGATCAGATCTTTTGCACTAGCCACTGGCAGCCAACCATTCGGCGCAAATCAACGCCAATGCGTTGCCGTTTGAATTTTCATTCAGGCCGGTGTCTGACAACGGGCTAGTTCTCGCCAACATGATTGCATCATCAACCACCGCCACCTGTTCATCGTGTAGCGTGAATGATTTTTGTTGAAATGGCTCACGGTCTCCGTCACGCAATTCAGGCATTGCATCAAGCGGCTCAATAGCCGCCATTTTAGAAAATTCATCGGGCGTAAAGCCGAGCAGCGTCAGATCAAAGTCAGTCGCTTCCAAGTCTTGAATCTCAAGCAGCAGCATCTGGTCATCCCAAGCGGCATTCAGCGCCAGCTTGTTGTCCGCGATCACGTAAGCCTTGCGCTGCGTT